CCCTACTCGCACTCAGGGGAAGGAGTTAGCCCCACTATATGTAAAGTCACTCTGCGAGAAATGAAGATTATATGATAGGGTTTCCTTTTGGTGAGTGAATAACATGAGGTTCCTGGTGGTGCGGGAACCTTTTTTTTTATGAAAATAAATAAAAGAAAAAATAATATTATTATGTCTTATGCAGTAACCACAAAGAAGTGTTGGTATAATGATTATAGGATGATAGTCAAAATGTTCTTCTTAAATGATGTTCCATTTACATTTGATGATTTGCCTGTGGGTTATTTTTATGATCGAGAAATAGTAAAAGAAGCAGATAATAATAAAGAATATTCTGTAGAGGATATTTACAAAGGATCTAATTATTTGATTATGGAACAGTGTCATCCTTGCTTTGATGATATTGAGATATTAAATCCCGAGAACTTACCAGAAGAGATACAAAGTTTTTATAATGGAGAAGAGGATCTACTAGGATAAATAAAATATAGAAATAGTATAGAAGCAGTAATACAATGCCTCTGAATAAGTTAGACAATTTTATCAAGAATACTGAAGGTCGTATTTTATATGTAAGTCCTTCTGACTTAGACTCTACTGATAGTATTACCAATCAAGGTAATTCTCTTGCTAGACCATTTAAAACGATTCAGAGAGCTCTCTTAGAATCTGCAAGATTCTCTTATCTGAGGGGTGATGATAATGATGAAACTGAGAAGACAACAATTCTCCTCATGCCAGGTGAACATGAAATTGATAACAGACCTGGATATATTATTAGTGGTTCTGGTCCAACAGTAACTCCTCAAGGAGGACAATCTGTAAGATCAATACCATTAACATTAAATTCTAATTTTGATTTAACACAAGAAACAAATGATCTTGTAAAGTTTAACAGTATTAAGGGTGGAGTTATCATCCCTAGAGGAACGTCTATTGTTGGTCTTGATTTAAGAAAGACCAAGATTCGTCCAAAGTATATTCCAAATCCACTTGACACTTCAGTAGAAAGTTCTGCCATCTTTAGAGTAACTGGCGCATGTTATCTTTGGCAGTTCTCTATCTTTGATGGATATGGTGATGTTTATACAAAACCTAATTCAAGTAACACGACTACTGCAACATTCTCTCATCATAAACTTACAGTATTTGAATATGCAGATGGTGTAAATGAACAGGATGGGACTGGACTGACAGACCTCCAGATATATTATGGAAAACTATCTCTCGCATATGGAACAGGTAGTTCTAGAGAAATTAAGAATCCATATCCAAATTTGAATAGTTTTGCACCATTAAGGCCAGAATTTGAGATTGTTGGTGCTTTTGGTACAGATCCACTCCAGATTGACGCAATTAAATCAGGAGACGGAGTTACTTCAACAAATGTTATCACTGTAACAACTACAGTACCTCACAAGTTAAATGTAGGAACTCCAATTCGTATCAGTGGAGTTGGTGGAGACACACCTGGAGCATATAATATCTCCACTGTAGTCGTATCTGTTGATGAGAATAATGATAAGATCTTTACTTACCAAGTAACAGACTCTCCGTCAAACATTCAACCTAGCCCATCAAAAAATGGTTCGGAGAAAATTACTATTGAAACTGATACAGTATCTGGTGCTTCTCCATACATCTTTAACATCTCCTTACGGTCTGTATGGGGCATGAATGGAATGCACGCCGATGGAAGTAAGGCAACTGGTTTCCGTTCAATGGTTGTGGCTCAATTCACTGGAGTCAGCCTTCAAAAAGATGATCGCGCATTTGTAAAATATAATCCCACAAATAGAAACTATAGTGATGCATTATCAATAGCAAATGTAGGTCTTTCCGAACTTTCTAAAGGATCTTCATCATCTGGAACTGTATATCATTTAGATTCTGAGGCAATCTATAGAAAAGGGTGGGAAACAACTCATATTAAGATTACCAATGATGCAATTCTACAGATTGTTTCTGTGTTTGCGATCGGATATAATAAGCATTTCTCGGCAGAAAGTGGTGGTGATGCTTCTATTACCAACTCAAACTCCAACTTTGGTCAATTGTCACTGATCTCTGATGGATTTAAGAAAGAAGCATTTGAAAAGGACAACAAGGCTTTCATCACTCATATTATTCCACCAAGATCAATTGTACAAGCAGAAGAACCAATTGATTGGTTGAGTATTAATCTATCTCTTGCAAATACAACAAGCAAATTATATCTTAACGGATTTAATGTAGAGTCAATAAAACCACCAGTATTAACACAAGGTTATAGAATTGGTGCAAAAGTCAATGACAAGTTGTTCTTATTAGTTGGAGGTGTTGAAAAATCTGCAAGCATCTTAATGACTAATTCTAGTGCAGAATCATCATTTAGGCAAGTTAATGTAACTAATGTAACTGCATCTACAAATACATTTACTTCAAATAATCATGGATTTGTTGACACAGAAAAAGTAATTATCACCAGTGATAATGGAGACTTGCCAGAGAACTTAGAGGTAAATACTGTTTACTATATCACCTCTGCTGGTAGTAACACTTTTAAACTTGCATCATCATTAACAGAATCAGTTAGTGGAGAAGAAATTTCAGTATCCGGGGGAACAAATTTAAAGGTAATTAGTAGAGTATCCGATAAAGAAGCAGGAGATGCATCTCACCCAGTGAAATGGGATTCTGTTGTTGGTAATTGGTATATCAATGTAAATAGTTCAAGTACTGACAATACAATTGGTGCGATTAGTGGAACAGGAGCATCAGAGCCTACATTCATTAAGAGAATTGAAGATACCAGATCACTTGACGAAAAGATTTACAAGGTAAGAGTTGTTGTTCCAAGTCAATTTAGAGGCGCAAAAACCCCAGAGTCTGGATTCATTCTTCAAGAGTCTAGTACTACAGGACTTAGGACAGATTCTGATGCTACTAGAAGTTCAATCAATGTTTTGAATCCAAGTTTTGGTTCTAATGGAGATTATGATTTTGATAGAAATCCAAGATTTATTAGCACATGTTCATTCTCAAACCCAACAGATACAGTAACTGTAGTAACAGAACTTCCTCACAACTTAAATGTTGGAGATTCTATAAGAATTAGAAATGTGCACGACTCTACTATAACCGGAGTCGGTACATTCAAAAAGGGATATAATGGAGATTATGAAGTCAGTGAAGTAACTGACTCTATGATCTTTAAGTATATAACTTCAGAAACTCCAGGAAACTTTGAAAATGATACTTCAGTAAGAACTATTGCAGAATTGCCGAGATTTGAAAGAAATGATCTGCAAACCAATCTCTATGTTTATAGAAATGAAGTTATTTCAGAATATGATGCAACTAATAGAAATGGAGTTTATCATACTTACATCCTTAATGCGAGTAATAAAGTAACTGAAGAATTTACTGATTTAGAATACAGTCAAAATGTAACTAATCTCTATCCCCAATTAGATAGAGATAATTTTGATGACAATCCATTATCATCTAGATCATTTGCACTCAGATCTCCTTTAGGTCAAGTAGAAACAAACGATTTAAAGAAAAGTATCTCAAGAGAGAGTGTAGATAAATTATTGACCAATTTTGGAATTGGTCTTAATGTAGATACAGTTGCTTCAAGTGCCACAAGTGCAAACATAACTTTCCAAAGAGATCATGGACTTGCAGGAATTGTTACTTACACTACACTTGATGGTGGAACTAATTATACTACAGGAACATATAGTAATGTAAAACTTCTTAGTGGTGGCAACACTGGAACATGGAGAGGTGCCACTGTAAATGTTGTTGTAAGTGGTGCTGGAGACATTTCTAGCGCAGATATTGTAAGTGGTGGATCAAATAATGATGCCACAGAAGGATTGTTCTTTGAATCTGCCAGAGTTGGTGTAGGTGGTAATAATGCTAGATTTAATATTTCTGCATCCAGTTGTGAAGTTGCTATTGATAATGTAGTTCAGTTTACTGGATCTACTACAACTCCAGATACTTATCATAGAATTAGTGCAGTAAATTCTACTACTCAAATTGCTATTGCAAAAACTTCTGGTGATACAACTATTACCAATGATCAATATGCAATTGTTATTGGACCTTCAATTTCAATTAGTGGTGTCTCTGGTGATAAAATCACTACATCTAGTGCACATGGTTTAGTTGTTGGTAATAAAGTTAGAATCACTGATCTTAATAGCAATAATCTTGGTGATTTTATTATTGCTGATGCAGAATTAACCACGATCACTATAACAGGATTTACAACTACCTCCGGATACATCTTAAAGCACGGAATGTCATCGAATGATGCAGTTTCTGATTCCACAGGAGAAAATCTTAATGTAAGAGCATTTACTATATTTGATAATGATACTGCAACTTTACTAGAGAATATTACTTCCTCTACAACCACATTCAAAATTTCAAATAGTGGTATTGGAACTGCGAGTAGATTCCCAATTGGATCTTATATTCAGACAAATAATGAAATAATGAGAGTTGCTAGTAGCACTTTAAGTGGTTCAAGTAATAATGAAATTACAGTCATTCGTGGAGTATTAGCTACTAAAGCAGACATTCATGGAATAAATTCGTTAATTAAGAAAATAAAAATTCCATCGATGGAACTCAGAAGACCGTCAATTCTTCGTGCCTCTGGTCATACTTTTGAGTATCTTGGATATGGTCCTGGTAACTATTCTACGGCACTTCCTCAAGTTCAAGAGATAACTCTCACAGAAAGGGAAGAGTTCTTGTCACAATCGCAGGAAAGATCCTCTGGTGTGGTTGTTTATAGTGGTATGAATAATAAAGGTGATTTCTTTATTGGGAACCAGAAGAAATCATCTTCTACTGGTGAAGAAACCACCTTCGATACACCAATTCCAACAGTAACAGGTGAAAATCCTGCTAGATTAAGTGTCGTATTTGATGAAGTTACCGTAAAAGAAAGATTGGTAGTAGAGGGTGGCAAGTCTAATCAAATTCTTTCTCAGTTTGATGGACCGGTCAACTTAAATGGTGATATTAAAGTAGATGGAACTGCTAAATTCACATCAACAATAAAATTTACTGATACTCAAGATAACATATTCAAAAATACAAACACTGGAGCACTTCAACTTGATGGTGGATTAGGTGTAGATAAAAATGTTTCGATTGGATCTTCATTACATGTTGCAAATAATCTTGAAATTAGTGGTAATACTACATCCATTAATACTACTTCAGGATCATTAGTAGTTACTGGTGGTAGTGGTATTAGTGAAAATCTTAATGTGGGAGGCAATGTAACATCATTAGGTAATTTAGATATTACTGGTATCAGTACTTTAGGAGGTAATACAACTATCGATGGAAATCTCGATCTAGGAGATAATGGCAAGATTAGACTAGGTAATGATGATGATTTGCAAATTTATCATGGTGCATCCACCAGTTATATTAAGGATACTGGAACTGGTCCACTGAGATTTATGTCTAATGGTGGTGCAAGTGGAACTGGAGCTTTCCTTTTCTCAGCAACCGGTGAAAGAATTAATATGAGAGTATATGGAACCTCCGGATCTTCTAATGAAGTTGGTGTCGGGTTATATTGGCATGGTTCTAGCGACATTGCAGACACTACAACCAATAAAAGACTTGAAACATCTTCAACTGGTGTGACTATAAGCGGAGCACTTACTGTTACTGGAGATATTACTGCCTTTGCTTCTGATGAAAGATTGAAAACTGATATTAACCCGATAGAGAATGCTCTTACCAAGACATTATCTTTGAATGGATTTACATATAAGTTCAATGATATTGGTGAAAAACTTGGATTTAATCCAAATATTACTTATGCTGGTGTATCCGCACAAGAAGTTCAAAAAGTTCTTCCTGAAGTAGTTCACCCTGCACCAGTTGACAGCAATTATATAACAGTTCAATATGATAAGGTGATTCCACTTCTAATTGAAGCAATTAAAGAACTCAGTGATAAGGTTGATTCATTAGAACAAAGACTAAATAACTAAAAAGTATATAAAATGGCAAATATTCGTAAGTCATTTAACTTTAATGCTGGTTTACAGGTTGACAATAATAAGTTTGTAGTAACTCCTGCCGGTCAGGTGGGGATAGGAACATCTTCCCCCCAAGCATTTAAGTTATTAGATGTTCATGGTGGGGTAAGAATCCTTGGGTTGGCAACAATAACAACATTAGAAGTTGCTGGAGTATCTACTTTTTATGATGATCTTAAAGTTGGATCTGCAATCACTCTTGACGCATCTGCAGGAACAATAAATGCTACAAATGTAGTTGCAAATAGTTTTAATGGTGGTGTTATTGTAGCTATTGCTACGGCAGGATGGACTTTTGAAAATGGTGGCACAGGAATTTCAACATTCATTAGTGTAGGTATAGGAACTACCTCAGATACTGATTATGATTTGACTATAGGTTCTGGAATATCTTTTACTGGTAATAGTGGAAGTGCTTTCTATTCTGGAATAGTCACTGCAACTACATTTGATGGAGATCTTGACGCTGCACATTTAACGGCAGGAACAATTCCAGATGCACGTTTTCCCGCAACACTTCCTGCAGCCTCTGGTGCAGCATTAACGAGTTTAAATGCTAGTAACATTTCATCTGGAACAATTAATGCCGCAAGAGTTCCAACTCTCAATCAAAATACAACAGGAACTGCTGCTGGTCTTTCTGGATCTCCAAATACTATTCTTGGAGTAACGACAACTGGAGTTCTTACAGCAGGAAATCTTACTGCAGGAACTATTGTAGGAACAGGACTTTCAGTAACCTCTATTGGTGTTGGAACTGCCATACCTGCTAATACATTCCAACAGAGAGCAACTGGTACCACAGAACTTCAGATTACGAGTGATACTGCATCAGCAAGTATAACTGTTGGTAGAGAATCAGGAACTAATAATACAAATAATGCAGAATTTAGATATGGTGGTGACGGAGGATTTCCATACAGTAATGCACAATCACTTGATATAGTCAATTATGGAACAGGTAACTTTAATTATTATCTAAGTGCCAATAATGCTGGTGCTGCGGCAGGAGATTATGTCTGGCATAAGGGAGCAAACAATTCTCAGTTAATGGCTCTTACCAAAGATGGTAATTTGGGAATTGGTATTACAAATCCAACACATAAATTGAATGTTCAAGGTATTTCTACTTTTACTGGTAATGCATATTTTAATAGTGACGTTACTATTAATGGCAATTTAAGTGCAACATTTGTTGGTGATGTAAAAAATTCATCAAATTCTGTCATCCTTGATGTATCTAAGGCACAATTAAATGGAAATGTAAACACCACAAGTGGAGTTTCTACATTCAAAGATGTCGAAATTTCTAATCGAATCGGCATTGGAACAATTGCATCCTCCAATCCAGTCTCAGTAAATGAACTTATTGTTGATAGATTTATGGTTGATTCCGTTGGAAGAGTTGGAGTCAGAACCGATTCAATTAACGCTAATATGGAATTGGATGTTAATGGTGACATTCAAGCAAGACATGGTTTAGTTGTTGGACCGACAACAACACCAAAATGTGCCGTTGATATGTCAGATGTTGTTGATATTGTTGCTGATGGCACTTCTCGTGCACCTATTGCTTATATGATTCCACCAAGACTAACAACTACTCAGAGAAATGCATTAACTGATACTGCTGGTAATGCATTGAGTTCTGATGAGGCAGGTGCAACGATTTACAATATATCTACCAACAAACTTCAAGTTTGGAATGGTTCATCCTGGAACGATTGTTTCTAAAAACTTATGACTATTAAATCATCCGCATCACCAAATCCACCATTATCATTTAGTGAAATAGCAACAGAGTTTGGAACACCCCCAAACAAAAATTTAGGTGCATATCGTGTTAGTCAAGATATAGGTTCATTATTAAGTTTACCTCTAGATGATGAAATTCCACAAAGTGGACAAATAAAGTTTAGTGATTTTTACGGAAAAAGACTTAACAATGTTGTGGATTGCCACAGTTCTGGAGGATCTATAATAAATGCCAAGAGTAGATATAATAATGATGATGTAACTGTTGTCGGTGGATTTAGGTCTAAAAAGGATTCAAATAGTAAAATCATTATTAATGTTAATGCAACATTTACATCAAGCAAAGATTCTGCTAACAAATGTGCATTAAGAACCGGAACTTATGGTTCTAATGTTATTTTAAGAGTTGATGTTGGTAGTAGTGGAAAAATTTTTGGTGCTGGTGGTGATGGTGGTGATGGATCTAATGGTCCTGGTAGTGGAAACAGTGGTAAAACTGGAACCAGTGGATTAGGTATAGAACAAGAATCGGAAGGTGAAGCAAATGTAGTTGTCAATAATAATGGTTTAATCTCTGCCGGTTTTGGTGGAGGCGGTGGTGGAGGTGGTGCCTATGATTATGATAAAAGTAGTTCCAGAAGAGCCTCTGGTGGTGGTGGAGGTGGTGGAGCAGGAAATCCTGCTGGTAAAGGAGGTAATGGTGGGGAAGAAGGTTCTGATGGTTCTAATGGTGGTGCCGGTGGTTCCGATTCTGCTGGAGCAGGTGGTGGAGGTGGTAACAATGCTGGAGAAGCAGTAGGAGGTAAAGGTGGAGGTGGTGGAAAAGATGGAGAGGGTGCAGACAGTGGTGAAAGTGGTTCAGGTGGTGAAGAATCTGGTGGTTCCGGTGGTGGTGCCGGTGGAAATGGTGCTGCTATAAGAAGATCGAGTGGTGTTTCAATATCAGTAGTAAATAACGGAACAATTAGGGGATCTACGAGTGCTAGCGGAGTTTCATAAATAAGGTAACTAAACTTTTCGTTATGGCATTTGAGTCTGATTTGATTAGAAGATATCGTGGTGCATTTTCGAAAAAAGAGTGTAAGGAAATAATAGATTATATCAATTTTTTTGAGGATAATCACATTTTGTCATACGACAAAAGTAATTTGCACAAAGAAGATCATAAAACAGTTAATGTTACGCATGATTATGATTTTGTGGGATCAAGTAAATTGTCTTCAATGGTATTTCCAGGATTCAAACCATGTTTGGAGGAATATCTAGAAGCATTCAGTGTTTTGGGACAAAGAAAATTTTTATTACATGACTTGAAACTGAAAAAAATACCTCCAGGTGGTGGATTTCATGCGTGGCACTACGAGAATGGTGCATTGTCTGTTGCACCAAGACAGTTTGTCGTTCAACTATATTTGAATGATGACTTTGAAGGTGGTGAGACGGAATTTTTATATCAACAGAGAAGAGAAGAAGCAATAGCAGGAGATGTTATCATGTTTCCCGCTTCATTTACACATACACACAGAGGAAATCCACCTTTAGGTGCAACAAAATACATAGCAACATCATGGGGGATCATACAAGATGAAGGTAATATTTAAAATAGTTGCATATTACCCTGAGGAGGATAGGATCGAGGTAAAATTTTGCGATGAAAAATCAAACATTCCAATCGATCATTATAACGAATATTCTATAAACTGTTGTGATCTGGAGACGAGTGATCCAGATCTTTTCTCAGACTCTTTAATTAGAAAATATGGATTGAACATAGTTGAAAAACAAATAAATAAACGACCAACAAATTCATATAATTTTTCAGAATCTATCTGCTCTGATGAACTAAACTTGAACGATTTGGTAGGTAAAGTTATAGAGGGTAAGTATTTTTCTAGACCCAGATATCCAATTAAAATGAAGAGAATTGATTTATGACTGTTAAAAGATTTTTTAAAAAATGCGAAGAATTTACAATATGCTCAGAAATTGGTGATGCTGGTGATTGGTTTTTAGACGGATATCCTGATAATTATACCATTTACCACATTTTATTAAAAGGTAGTGGGAAATTAGGTGCTCCATACGAATCAGAGTATCTTGAAGATGGTCCATATGTGTTAGTAGATACGAAAGAATATCTTTATAAACAAAGGATTTACTATGGATCAGAAGATTTTCATATTGTTGGATTCAATCCATTAAGGCCCGAACATGATTGGGATGGAAGATTGGTAACAGAATCTTTTACAGGTGATCATAAAAGTTGGTTGATATGTTTTGATGGAAATCCTATCGTAAATGGAAAAAAATTAAGTAGATGGGACTACGCAAAACTGGAGAATAAACATTACGATTTAGAAATAAATGATGGATGTATTGGCGTTTTTACTAGACTATGATAGAAAATATTGAAGCTGAAGTATTTTTTGAACCATTTCCTCATGTAATTTTTCATAATTTTTACAATAAAGATGAACTAGATTTGATTTGGGAGGAATTAAATTTCTACACTAAACCAGGAAAATTATTAGAAGCAAAGGATTTTGGTGGGGTCATTGATAAAACAAACTCACATGCTCTTTTATTAGATAATATTTACAAGGATAAGTATAGAGAACTCTCAAACATCTTAACAGTCAATAGAAAGGTATTTGACAGTGCAGTATTGGAAACTTTTGCAAAGGCACATGATTGTTGCTCTATTGCTCCATATTCTAATTGGGATTGCACCAAAACGAGATATTATCATAATGATGAATATTATGAACCACACACTGACAAATCTATACAGTTTCTTGCTTTTTCATATTTTCACAAAGAACCCAAAAAGTTTAGTGGTGGTGATTTAATTTTTCCAAAGTATGATTATAAGTTTGAATGTCCAAACAATTCACTTATCATGATGCCCGGATGGGTAGAACATGGAGTGTCAAAGGTCAAAATAGAAGACTCAGAATATTATGATGGTTACGGTAGATATTCTATCACTTCTTTCTTTGGGAATAAAAAGGATTGACAAAACTCTGAAAACCCTGTAGACTACCTTTGTCTGGGTTGAAGAGGAAGCTATAAGACACTTAAAGAACCGTCTGCTGAGTTCATCGGTAGGCGGTTTTCTGCTATAATATCTTTATCGACTAAAGCACCACATGGACATCACTCTTAGACCCCATCAGAAAGATGCCTGTGATGCGATGTTGGCACATAGGAAAGGTCAGATCATTGTACCTACTGGTGGTGGTAAAACCATTTGTATGATTCAAGACGCTATTAATACTATCAACACACTTGATATCTCCACTATTGTTGTGGTTGCTCCTCGTATTCTTCTAGCAGAACAACTGTGCTCCGAGTTCCTTGAGCACATTTCTCCTACAAATGTTAGGATTCTTCATGTCCACAGTGGTGAAACTAAGCACGTTAGCACAACTAAAGTTGACATAATTCAAGACTTTAATCATCTTTGTTGGTCGGAAAATAGTCACCAGTTAATCTTTACTACCTATAACTCTCTTCATAAAATCTATGAGAGCAATATTCAGGTAGACAATATCTATTTTGATGAAGCACATAATAGTGTTAAACGTAATTTCTTTCCTGCTACTGAAAGCATGGTATGGCGTGCTCACAGAAAGTACTTCTTCACTGCTACTCCTAAGCACTCTGTCACTATTTACAAACCAGGAATGAACGATGCGGATGTCTATGGAAACGTTATTTGTAATGTTCCTGCTCCTTTGCTTGTCGATGAAGGTTATATTCTTCCTCCAAAAGTTGTTGTTAAGCAATTAGATATGGTTCAGGATAAGCAGATGATTGCTGATCGTGATTGTGAGAATTTGATTGAGACAATTGATGATAACTCACTGGATAAGATCCTGATTGCCGCACGTTCTACTAAACAGATTATCAAACTTCTGAGCCAGTCTGACTTCCGTAATGAACTGGCAAAACGTGGTTACTCCTGTCTGTATATTACATCTAAGACTGGTGCAATCATTGATGGTCAAAAGGTCAATCGTGATGTATTTTTTGATACTTTGAATACTTGGGGTAAAGATCCTGAGAAGAAATTTGTTGTTCTTCATCACTCTATTTTGTCTGAAGGTATCAACGTCAGTGGACTTGAAGCTGTATTGTTTATGAGAAACATGGATTATATTGGCATCTCCCAATCAATTGGTCGTGTGATCCGTCTAGGAGGCACTCAGAAGACCTTTGGACTGGTCTGTGTTCCAGTCTATGATAAAGTGGGCATCAATACTGCTAAGTCCGTTCAGGCAGTCGTAGACACCGTATTTGAGCAGGGTGAACCTGCTATCTCTGTTATCCGTCGTTAACTTTTGGGCTGCGTCTTGCGTAAGTCCCAAGATTGTGCTACATTCAAATCGTTATGAATGCTCTTTCAAACATTCTCTACCCACAGGAAGAAAAAGTGACCAACGCAACAATGCAACAACACTTCATTGATCACCTTGAGAAAAGTGTTGATTGGAATAAAGTTTTTGGTGTTGTGGATTCTCTCTACAGTGATGATGGATTCACCAGCAACGCTGACAATTTTACCCGTGCAACTGCCGTAGAACGAGCACTTGACAAGTTTTCTGGTCTTGTGAGAGTCGATCAAGCCGGATATGACTTCATGTATGGTGAAGAAAAGGTTGAGTTGAAAATGGGTAAGAATCTATTTAAAAAGAACAACCCATTTGCAACTAAAAAGTTTAAGGTTAAGAACTTTCAAGGAGAAAAGAAAACAGTAGAAGATTTTAAGAACCAAAAAACTTTCGACTACATGCTGGTTCTTGATCTCACTGCACGACGTGTCGTAGTTGTTGAAGATGAATACGCACGACCTCTTTATGAAGGTTATGGTGATGGTGTGATGATCAAACTTGACATCGGCAACTATTTTGAGTGTGAGATTGGATCTGTGGAACCAGTTGTGCCACCTACCAAACTGTCCGCTGCTATTGAGAAATCTATTGAAGACTACCTCAACTTCTGATATAATACAAAGGTAACCAAGGGAACACCCACCATGAAATGCAAAGTCGAACTCTATGTTGCTGGTAAGGTCTTCTATGAGACTGTTCATGCCCGTGACTATCAAGAAGCAAAAGAAGTAGCACTGGCACGTAATCC